CCGGTTAGTGTTTACGCCAATTGGCGCAGGTTGAGCAATCGCCCGACGCGCGGAGCTTTCATCTCGCGCAGCGGGGCGGGCGATTGCGGCGGTCAGGGTCCGCGCGTAGTCAGCCGGGGCCTGGTAGTCCAAGGCCGAGTGCGGGCGTTCGGTGTTGTAGTCGGCAGCCCAGGCGGCGATCACGATACGGGCATGGGCCAGGTTGCGGAACATGGTCTCGTTGAGCAGCTCGTCCCGCATCCGCCCGTTGAAACTTTCCACAAATCCGTTCTGCATCGGCTTGCCCGGGGCGATGTAATGCCACTCAATGTCGCGATCGGCGGTCACCCCGGTGCATGAGAACCACATTAGCCGCCCCCAGATCGGGGGCGGCTCAACGACACCAAGCGGAAAAGAAAATGGCTGGTCTGCCTTCTCATTTTGCTCAGATGATTGGTCTGATTCGCGCCGAGGATCTGGCCGAGGAATGGGGCTATGCCGGCGCGAATAGCGCCTTCCGCAATTTCTGCGCAAAGCTCGGCCTGCGCCATGTACCGGGGCGCCCCGGATGGTTCGATCCCAAGCATGTCCGTCAGCGCCTCGATGCGGCCCAGGGTATGGAGATCCTTACGCCGTCGCTGAGCTCAGATGGTGCCGCGTCGCTGGTGGCGCAACGGAGGGCGCGCAATGCCTCGATCTAACCGGCCGAAGGGCGTCCACTGCGTCCGGCGCGTCACCAAGGCGGGCGCGAAGTTTCATTTCTATGCCTGGCGCGGCGGTCCCAAGTTCTGGGAGGATAGCGCCCGCTTTCCGAATGATCCGGCTTTTTTCGTGGCATTTGCCGAGGCAACCGCTCGCCCCAAGCCGGCGCATTACATGACCGTGCAAATGGTCGATGACTTCCTGTCGAGCGCGGAAATGCCCAAGGGCGAGCGCACCCGGCAGGATTATCGACTCTGGGCGCTACGGTTCGCGGGGGCGTTCAAGGACGATCCTGCCGCGATGTTCGAGGAGCCCGAGGCGCGCGGCGAGGTCAACGAGTGGCGCAAGCAGTGGGCGCATTCGCCACGCCAGTACGACTATGCCGGAACCGTGGTGACGCGGATCCTCAATTGGGCCTGGAAGGACGCCGGGAAGATACGGATGCACTACTGCGGCGATTTTCGGAAGGTCTATGAGGTGGACCGTTCGGAGATCGTGTGGGCCCCTGCACAGCGGGAAGCTGTTTGCGCCATCGCGCCGGAATGGGTGCAGCGGATCCTGACGGCGGGCTGCGAAACCGGGCTGCGGCCAGCCGATCTGGTGCGCCTGCATCGCAACCAGATCGAGAAGACACCCCAGGGGCGCCGCATCCGCATCAGGACGAACAAGCGCAAGCGCACCGCCACAATCCCCGTCACTCCGGCCATGGCCGCGCTGATCGACGCCACGCCGGCCGACCGCATGTTGATCCTGGTCAGTGATCGCGGGCGGGCCATGACTGGCCGCCACGCTTCGGACAGCCTGCGCTACTGGCGAAACAAGGCGGGGCTGACACCCGAAGCCCTGGGGTATGATCTGCGGCTGCAGGACACGCGTGGGACCGCCGCCACGCGTCTGCTGAACGCGGGGCTGGAACTGGCGCATATCGCCTCGCACATGGGCTGGTCGGTCCGCTACGCGGCAGCCGTGATAGAGCATTACGCCCGCGTCTCGCCCGATGAATCGGACGGCATTCTGGTCAAGCTTGCCCAAGCGAAAGGGGGCGCAAAGTGAACGAAACTGTAAACGCTACTGTAAACGCCGGAAGAAGGGGAAAGCCCGATATGTCACAAGCTCTTGAAAAGACTTGGAGGCGGGTACCGGAATCGAACCGGTCTTCACGGATTTGCAATCCAGCCGGCTTCGCAATGAAAACAGATCGCTAATTCAAAAAAAGTATCAAGACAAACCGGGAACGCCCGGCGAACCTGATACTGTCCCCTTCCGCCCCATCGGTGATTTCGCGACCGCCTTCCTCGACCGGATCGAGGAAAACGCCCGCCGCCAAGCTGCGGCCCGCCACCTGATCAATGCCGCGCTGAATTGCGGCAAGGACAGCCTGCGTTTCCTCGAAATCATCCATGCCGAGTTGTCGCCCGGCCATCCGATCCCGAACCCTTACGGCCTTATGACCGAGGCGCGGGAATGGGCCAGCTGGGCCAGCACGGCCGAGCGCAAGGCTTATGCGCTGGCCTGCTACGAGGCACTGCCCCCGGCCGATCAGGTGGCCTTCCTGTCGCATGTCAGCGGGGAGGAGGCGGCATGAACGTCGAGCGGATTTCGAGGTCGCCCGCGCCGGTGCTGGACCTGACAGAGGCCAAGAACCATACGCGCGTCCTGTTCGATGATGACGACGCCGATTTCGTCAATGCGATTGATGCGGTGGCGCGCGAAGCCGAGGACTACGGGCAGATCGCGCTGATCAATCAGACGATCCGCGTCACCTTGCCGTGCTGGCCGCGCGCCATGAGCTTCAGCCTGCCGATAGCGCCGCTCCTGGACTGGTCAACCGTGACCATCACCGCAGACGGGGAAGCGTTCGACGACTATGCGGTGATGACCGGCCGCCGCCCCGCGCTGCGATTGAGCGGGTCCAGGCCGCAGGGAGAAATCGTCATCGAGTATGTCGCGGGGTTCGGCGATGCCGCCAGCGACATTCCCGGCGATCTGCGCAAGGCGATGCTGGACCAGGTGTCGGTCTATTACGACACCAGGGGCGCGGTCGATAAGCAGGCCGTCAGCCTGTCGCCCCACTTCGCCCGGATCCTCGGCCGCTATCGCGGGGTGCGGGCATGAGCGCGGAGCGCGGATACACGGGCGATCCCGACATTGACCAACTGCTGTTCCGGTGGCGCCGCGTCATTGCGGACGCCACAGACGAATGGGCGCGGGGGTTTGCCCTGTCGATCCAGAGGGCGCGCAAGCGTCCGGGCTGGATGCCCAGCCATCGGCAGCTGGCCGTCATGCGCCGCCTGGTGGCAGAGCTGCCACCCGTCGCCAGGGAGGATGAACCTGACCTGATCGAGGATTGACCATACCGGCCCGCATGGCGCGGGCCTCGGCCGCCGTGGAGCTTTCACGGGTTAGCGATGCGCGGCGGCTTAAAGCGCAGCAGACGGAACGGTTCAGGCGCAAACCGGCGCGGCGACAGTCGCACGGTGCGGTGGAAATCCGCAGGGGCAGCTATCCCGCTTCGGCGGTCTCTCCAAGCCCCAGGAACCCGCTGCCACCCTCAAGGCGGCGAACATGGGAGAGCGGACCGGGCCGAGGGAAAGGCAGGTCTGACCTAAGCGACGGGCTCGTCCGAATGGGCAGGTCAAGATCGCGGCGGTCAGGGCGGGAACGCTGGGTTCTGAACCCCGGCCTTTAACCCGCTTCCTGACCGTCGCTCGGGGTCTGAACCGATGGGCAGGGACAAGAGAAGAACAGGAACAAGAGCTTAGATGCGAGAAGGCAAAGAGATGATCACGGGAACGGAAGGCGCGGCGCGCGACCTGTTCGGGCATGGTCCCAATGCCCAGACTTCGGTTTTGCCGGGGGACCGGCGGCGGAGTGTTCCTCTCTCACTTTTGGAAAAAATCCGGGGAAAATCGCCGTCGATGCGGGCGATCCAGTTTTTGGGCCTGTTGCGCGTTCCCGAGGGCAAAAAGGCCGGAAAACCGCTCAAACTGGCGAATTTCCAGAAAAAATTCGTGAAAGGTTCCTTTTCCAAGGGCGTGACGGTCGGCGTCCTGTCCATCGGACGCGGCAATGCCAAGACCGCGCTTTCGGCGGGCCTCGCATTGGCCGAGCTGGTCGGCGCGCTTCAGGAAGAACCGCAGCCGAACCGCGAGATCATCTTCGCGGCCCGCAACCGCGACCAGGCGCGCATCGCCTTCAATTTCGTGCTGGGCTACATCAACGGCCTGCCGGAATCGGACCAGGCGCAGTTCACCATCCGGCGCGGCTCCAAGCTGGAGATCGAGTTCGGCGGCAATGGCGGCGGGCTGGCGCGATGCATCGCCGCTGACGGCAAGTCCATTCTCGGCGGCGCCCCGACGCTGGCCATCATGGATGAACGCGCCGCCTGGGAACGCGAGAAGGGCGACAACCTCGAAAACGCCATTCTCTCGGGCCTCGGCAAGCGCGACGGCCGGGCGCTGATCATCTCGACCTCGGCCCCCGACGACACCAACACCTTCAGCCGCTGGCTGGATGAACCGCCGCCCGGCAGCTACGTCCAGGAGCATCGCCCGCCCTTCGGCCTGCCGGCCGATGATCTGGAAAGCCTGCTGCTGGCGAACCCCGGCGCGGCCGAGGGCATCGGCTCGACCCCGGAATGGCTGCTGTCGGCGGCAAAGACCGCCATCGCGCGCGGCGGCGCGGCGCTGTCCAGCTTCCGCAACCTGAACCGCAACGAGCGCGTGTCGATCGAGAATCGGTCGGTGCTGGTCACGGTGGACGAATGGCTTTCGGCCGAGGTCGCGCCCGAGGATCTGCCGCCCCGCGAAGGCCCCTGCATTCTCGGCGTGGACCTGGGCGGCTCGCGCTCCATGTCGGCGGCGGCGTTCTACTGGCCGGAAACCGGGCGGCTGGAAGCCCTCGGCACCTTCCCGGCCTTCCCGTCGCTGGCGGATCGCGGCGCGGCCGATGCCGTCGCCCATCGCTATGTCGAAATGCATGAGCGCGGCGAACTGTCGGTGATGGGCGAGAACACGGTTCCGCCCGGCCCGTGGCTGGCCGAGATCGTGCGCCAGCTGGACGGCATCCAGCCCGCCTGCATCGTCGGCGACCGCTTCCGCCATGCCGAGTTTGCCGAGGCGATGAACGGCGCAGGCCTCGCCCGCGTCCCGTTCATCTGGCGCGGCTTCGGCTGGAAGGACGGGGCCGAGGATATCGAGCGGTTCCGCCGGGCGCTGTTCGACGGCGACGTGAAGGTCATGCCGTCGCTGCTGCTGCGCTTCGCCTTCGCGGAGGCCGTGACCCTGATCGACCCGGCCGGCAACGCCAAGTTGGCGAAGGGCCGCGCCCTCGGCCGTATCGACGCGGCGGCGGCGGCGGTGCTGGCAGTTGCCCAGGGCGCGCGGATGCAGGCCGCACCGACCCGGAAAGCGAGGGCGGCATGGGCATGAAGCGCGATCAATGGCGGCGCCATTCCCGGCCCGTCCTGAAAACCAAACGCTGGCAGGTGCTGCGCCAGATCGTGCTGGAGCGCGACGGCTGGGCTTGTGTGGACTGCGGCACGAAGCGCGGCCGGCTGGAAATCGACCATGTGAAGCCGGTGCGGACGCATCCGCATCTGGCCTTCGACCCCGGCAACTGCGCCACCCGGTGCAGCTCCTGTCATACCAAGAAAACCCGGATCGAATGCGGCCATCCCGCACCGCTCCGGTCGCCCGAGCGCGATGCCTGGGCGCAAGCCGTTGCCGATCTGGCGACGAATTCCAACCCGGCAACATGAGGTATCACATGCTGGATAGTGTCAAAATCGCCCGTCGCCAGTCGGAAATCCGGCAGGCTCTGGCGGGTCTGGTGGGCAAGGAAAGCCCGACCGAGGACGAAACCCGCTCCATGGAGACGCTGGACGCGGAATATCGCGCCAACGAAACCCGGTATCGTGCCGCCCTGATCGCGGAAGATACCGAGCGCCGCGAGGCGGGCGAGGAGTTGGAAACCCGGTCCGACCGGGAATATGCCGAACTGGTCGGCCGCTTCGAGCTGCGCCAGGTGGCGCTTGCCATCGATGAGGGCCGGGCGCTTTCGGGCGCGACCAAGGAAGTCGTCGAGGAGTTGCGCAGCAAGGGCGGCTATCAGGGCGTCCCGGTCCCGCTGGCGGCGCTGGAAACCCGCGCCGGCGAAACCGTCGCGGCCGACCAGATCAACCCGAAAACCATCCGCCCGGTGATCGACCGGCTGTTCCCGGCTTCGGTGGCCTCGCGCCTCGGCGTCCAGTCGATCAACATCACCTCGGGCGAGCTGGAATTCCCGGTTGCGACCGCCGGCGCGGTGTTCGGCTGGCAGACCACCGAGCTGGGCAATGTCGGCGCGGCCGCGGAATACCAGACCTCGGAACGCAGCCTGAACCCCGACCAGACCGGCGGGGCGCAGATGATCATCAGCCGCAAGGCGCTGAAACAGGCGGGCGAAGGGCTGGAATCGGCCATCCGCCGCGACCTGAACGCGGTGATCGGCACCGAGCTTGACCGGGTGGTGATCAACGGCAGCGGCGCGGCCGGCCAGCCTCTGGGCATCATTCCCGGCGCGGCAACCTATGGCATCGCCTCGACCCCCGTGGGCGCGGCCGCGACCTGGGCGGCGTTCCGGGCGCAGGTGGTGGCCTTCATGCAGGCCAATGCGATCACCTCGGCCAGCCAGGTCAATCTGGGCTTCGGCCCGGCGATCTGGGCCGAGCTGGATGATGCGCTGATCACCGGCACCGCCGTTTCGGAATGGGACCGCCTGACCAAGCACATTGCCAGCCCGGCGATCAGCAATGTCATTCCCCTTGAGACCGCGATCCTGACCGCGACCGTGCAGGGCATCGCGCCGGGCTATCTCGGCATCTACGGCGGCGTGGACCTGATCCGCGATCCCTACACCAAGGCGCAATCGGGCCAGCTGGTGCTGACGGCGCTGGTCACGGCCGATTTCACCGTGCCGCGCGGGATGCAGACCCGCATCCTGACCGGCATCGGGGAACCGTAATGCTGTGGGGGGCGTCACTCGGGGCGCTGGAACTGCGCAGCGAGGGCGGGGCAACCCGCCTTCGGGCGACGTTCCCTTATGGCGCGGAAACCGAACTGGCAGCCGGGCGGTATGAGGTTATCGCCGCCCGCGCCTTCGCAGACCGGATCGAGCGGGGCGAGGATATCCACCTGCTGGCCGGCCATGACTTCAACCGTCCGCTGGCCTCGCGCGCGGCCGGCACCTTGCAGCTGCGCGATACCGATGCCGCCCTGGAGATCGAGGCCACGATTGACGGCCAGACCAGCTGGGCGCGGGACTTCCTTGCCGCTCATGCCTCGGGCCTGATCCGGGGCCTGTCGCCCGGTTTCCGCGTCCACCGCGGCGGCGAGCGCATCGAGCGGCGCGCGGCCGGGACGCTGCGCACCATCACGGCGGCGGATCTGTTTGAGGTCTCGGCCGTCACCCGGCCGGCCTATTCGCAAGCCCAGATCGAGGCGCGGGAATGGCAGCCCGTGGGCGAGGTCGCGGAACGCATCCTCACGCATCACCTGAACCGATGGAGGCTCTGACATGGGGCTGATGGATATTTTCCGCCGCAAGCCCGTCGAAACCCGCGCCGTGCAGCCGGGCTATACCGCCGCGCTGATGGCGGCGCGCGAGGCGTGGATTGCCGGCGGCTCCGGCCTGGCCGAACTGACCTCGGCCGTGCAGGCCTCGGTCAGTCTCTGGGAAAGCGGGTTGTCGCTGGCGGACGTGACCGGCACCGATCTTCTGGACCGCCGCAGCATGGCGATCTGCGCCCGCGCACTGGCCTTGCGCGGCGAATGCCTGTTCCTGATCCGCGACCGGCTGATCCCGGCCACGGATTGGGACTTGTCCACCCGCTACGGCCAGCCGCGCGCCTATCGTGTGGGCCTGCCCGAGGTTGGCGGCGGGCGGTCGGAAACCGTGCTGGCCCCCGAGGTGCTGCATTTCCGCATCGGCTGCGATGCCGTCACCCCCTGGGCCGGATCGGCACCGCTGGCCCGCGCCAAGCTCTCGGCCTCGCTGCTGGACGAAATCACCATGGCGTTGCGCGACGTGTTCCGCGATGCGCCCATCGGCAGCCAGATCATCCCGGTTCCCGAGGGATCGGCCGAGGACATGGACCTGATGCGCCGCAGCTTCCGGGGCAACAGGGGCGCATCCCTTGTCATCGAGGGCACGGCCCAGGGTGAGCGTCCGGCCTGACCGCCCTGCCGCGTGGTGAGAGAGGCGGATAGTGTCCACCAGCGATAGTGGACACTATGGTGATGGCGTGGCGCGTCGGACGAAGCGACTTTGGACGGATGAGGAGAAGCGTTCGATCTGTTTCCAGACGGCGGCGCCGGGTGTTTCCGTGGCTCAGGTGGCGCGGCGCTACGCGGTGAACGCGAACCTGATCTTCAAGTGGCTGCGCGATCCCCGTTATGCGCCGGACCCTGCCTCGGTTGCGCCCCCAGCAGAGGAGGCGCGGTTTCTGCCCGTAGAGATCGTCGCGGAGCCTAGGTCTGCCCCGGCG